AGGGCTTTCAGACGGTCGAAAGGGCGGCTGGGCAAAGTTTTGTGTGCAAGGACTGCCGCAAGACTTACAAGCGCAAGTCAACGAGTGGCTCGGGCGTTATTGCGGGGCCGGTTTATCATCGGACGCAGGAACTTTAAAGGAAAAGAAAATGGCAACCTTTATCAAGACAGAAAATGAAGTCGATTCTCTTGGCAGCTCGTTGCTTTGCCCAAACTGCAACTGCAATAATTTGCATCAGGAACCCCCTCTTGAACCACAGGATGACGATCCAAAAGGTGGTAATTGGTTGCAGATCAAGTTTTACTGTGAGCAGTGTCCGGCCGAGCCAGTGCTATCGATCCAGCAATACAAAGGCACCACGTATATCGGCTGGCATTCCATGCGCGTCATCCTATGATCATGACAGACACAGACAAAGGCGCTGCAAAAGCCAGCGTCAAAAACAGCGAATTCCTGCAACTGCTCTATGCCGGTATTCCCGAGAAGTCTAGCCTATGGGTTACCTCGTTCTACGGGAACCCCGATCTGACAGATAGCGGCAATTGGTTTGGCAGACCTTACAGGCCGGACCGTCATGCGCTGGTCGACTCGATGGTCACCGTAAATTCCTACTTTTCGGTGGCGGCACTCTCGCCGACGGCAGATGGCGAGATCCGGCGCAGGAAGGCGAACTTTGAGCAGATCCTGGTCCTAGTCGCCGACGATGCGCTGATCGACGACATAAAAGGCACCGTGTCCTATGTGCTCAACACGTCACCAGGCAAAGCGCAGATCGGCATATTTATCGACAAGGATGATCCAGACGCCAAGAACCGCAGTCTGGTTGACTCGATCGTCACACGCATGGCAGAAAACGGCCTGTTGCGAGCTGACGCCAGCGGCAACAATTCGGTGCGCTATGTTCGGCTGCCGGTCGGCCAGAATCAGAAACCGCGGGAAACGGGGCCGTGGGATCACCAGCTCGCGGTCTGGAACGCCGACTGCGTGCTCTCTCTGTCAGATGCCGCGGCAGTATTTGGGATTGACGTGGACGAGCTGCGGAAGATCAAAGAGGCGGCGCCAGCCGATGCCAAAAGCTCAATCTACGATGGTCAGGCCGATCTGCTGCGTCTGACGGCAAGCAATATTGTGCGCGGCGAACGGCTGCACGAATCTATCAACGAGATGGCATTTAGCCTGGTTGCCTGCGGCACGCACCCCGGCACCGTGGTGAGCACACTTAGGGGCTTGATGGAATCGTCACTGGTGGCGAAGGATGACCGCTGGAAGGCACGCTACGACGATATACCGCGCTCGGTGACGACGGCAGTAGAGAAGCTCAAAGAGAAACAAACAAACGATCCTGACGCGTCTACGCCAGCCGGAAAGGGCAAATCAGAGATCATTGAGCGTCTGAAATCATGGAAACCGGCAGATGCAGCGCAGGTGACCGAGATCCGCGAGATTAAATATTATGTTGAGGGATTAATTCAATCCCATCTGGCTGGCAGTCTGGTTTCGCAAGGCGGCACCGGCAAAACGTCTATCCTGATGCTGCTGGGCATCGAAACGGCACTCGGCGGCGCCTGGTTCGGCATGGCGGTTACACAGGGCGCTTTTGTTTTGCTCAGTCTGGACGACGCGCAAGAAGATCTCGATGCCTGCTTTGCCATGATCCTGCGGGAAAAGGCATTTCCGGCAGCGCAGGTCGAGATCATCCGGGCAAATGTGCGGTTGATTTCCCTGCGGTCCATGAAAATGACCATTAAATTCGCCCAAAAGGATGGCCAGAGTTTTTCTTCAACCGGCCTGGATCAGGCATTAATTGAGGGATTATCGGAAATTCAAAACCTGCGCTGCGTGGCGCTCGATACCCTTCGACAGTTTGCGGGCGGCACGACCAACGACGATCAGCTCGTCACCGTGGCCACAAAAGCCATCACCAGCGTGGCAGACGCCTGCGGGTGTGCGGCGATCGTCAACCATCACGGCACCAAGCAGGGCGCCCGCGAGGGCGTGGTTGATCAATACAGCGGCGCCGGCAGCGGGGCGCTGGCCGACAATCTGCGTTTCGTGTTGAACTTAAGCACCGTGAAAACCGAGGATGCGCGGAAAATGCTCAATTTCTCGGTTCTCGATGATTTCGCGCTCGATCACGGATCGGTAGTGCTTGAGCTGGTCGACACACGCGGCAGTCTGTTACGCCGCACCATTGATCCGGTCTACATCATGCGTGATGGGTATCGGTTCACGACGCTGGAAACGTCGAAAAAGACACCGGCGCAGCGCAATATGGAGAAATTCAAGCAAGTGGCCAAGATCATTAAGGACAAGGGGCCGCAGTCTCGGAATGCGTTGTTTGCGGTCCTGAAGGGCAAAAAGCAGGATTTTCTGGAAATGATCAACGGCTGGCAAAACGATGGGTTGCTGGTGCCAGTGGGAACTGGCAGCAGCTCGGTTATTGATCTGACAAAGGCCGGAAAAGCCTCTGTGAAAGGCGCGTTTTGATGGCCGTTGCCGGTTCCAAAACTGCCGGTTCCCCCTTAAGCATAGGGAACTGGGAACCGGCAGCAGAACAGGGGGGTGTGTGTTTCACACAACACACCCCACCCCCGTTACTGGTTCTCGGTTCGGGAACCAGCGGGAACTGGGAACCGAGAGAAGTATTTTCTTATGATAAAGGCACAAAATGACACCAACCCAACGCAGTCTGGCAGCTCTCCGCGAACTCGGTTACCTGGTCGAAGTCGTGGAAAAGTGGAACAGCTTTACCCGAACGCGTAAAGACTTGTGGGGTTGGGCCGATCTGCTGGCGATCCGGCGCGGCGAGGTGCTCGCGGTCCAAGTCACCAGTGAGGGCGTGGCTAACAGGGTTGCCAAAGTTACGGCATCTGAAACCATTGCCCAAGTGCGCGAGGCCGGGATTCGGGTCGAGGTTCACGGCTGGCGTAAAAACGTAAAAGGGCGCTACGTGCAGCGAATTGTTGATTTATCCTGAATTTTTGGCTTGCACGCGAAATTATTGTGCACTAAACTGGGCGGGCGTTGATCTCCTCCGTGAAACGCACCCACCCGTAAAACGGCGACTTGAGCGATGCGGGCGCTCACCCGGCGGTCGCCGTTGCCTATCTGAAAGGGCGCTTGTGGACCATCAGAAGAACGCTGCGCTGTTTGTGTCTGTGCTGTTTCACAGCGGCACGAATGCCCATTTCATGCACTTGCAGACGAAAAGCTACAGCGAGCACAAGGCGCTTCAAAAATACTACGAGAACGTGATCGACATCGTGGACCGCTGGGCCGAGGCGTTTCAGGGTTGCTATTCAGTGATCGAAACGTATCCGGCCGACTTTCATATCGCCAAGTCACCGTTGAAATATTTGGAACAAATCAAGGATTTTGTGGACTCAATCCGCAAGGTGCTGCCGGACGATAGCCAGTTGCAAAACATTATCGACGAGGCGTCTGAGTTGATTGATTCGACGATCTACAAGCTGCGGGTGTTGAAATAATGGCCGACATTGAAAAACTGGTGGCCGCATTGATGGCATCAGAAAATCAAGATCGCGCAATGCAAATGCGGATTCAAGGCGGCGGCGGCTATGACAATGCCCGCGGCGCCAGCTTGTTAAGTGGTGGCGGTCGGGCAACGCTCGATATTCCCGTTTCTGATCGGTTGACGGTATCGCCGTGGTTTGGCGGCGGTGGGGCAAAAGGTAAGGTGCCGACACCGCAAGGCGACTTCAAAATCAACAAATTCGATCCGCAGTTTGGGGTCGGATTAAATTACAAGTTTGATTAAATGGGCGCCGGTTATAAAAACCTAGGAAAAGCTGGCCCTGGTCGCCCCAAAGGGTTGCCAAACAAAAGCACAGCAAATGCCCGCGAAGCTATTACCCGTTTTGTTGACGGCAACGCAGACCGGCTGCAAGAGTGGCTAGACCAGATCGCAGTGCAGGACGGGCCGCAGGCGGCTTTTAAATGCTTTTCCGATCTGCTTGAATACCATATCCCCAAGCTGGCGCGGTCTGAGGTCAGCGGGCCTGATGGCGGGCCGCAGGTTGTCGAAGCCACTTGGCGGCTTGCCGAATGAGCATTGTTAAAGTCGAGATCCCATACGCGCCGCGGCGGGCGTTTATGCCTTTCCACAACCGCACGCATCGCTGGGCCTGCCTGGTCGCGCACCGGCGAGCTGGTAAGACCGTGGCCGCTATCAACGACATGATCCGCGCTGCTTTCACCAGCAAGGACTCGATGCCGCTTTATGGTTACGTGGCGCCGTATCGCAGCCAGGCTAAATCGGTGGTTTGGGATTATCTAAAACACTACAGCCGGCCGATCAGCAAGGATGCCAACGAAGCCGAGTTGACGGTCACGCTGCTGAACAACAGCAAGATCCGGTTATTCGGTGCTGACAACGCAGACGCCATGCGAGGGCTGGGCTTCAGCGGCGTTTACTTGGACGAATTCGGCGACTTCAAGCCGAGCGTATGGGGTAACGTGGTCAGGCCGGCACTCAGTGACAAACAGGGCTGGTGCGTGTTCGGCGGCACGCCGAAAGGCAAGAATCAGTTTTACGATATACGCCAAACCGCTGCCAAACAGAAAGACGATTGGTTTCTGCTTGAGCTGCCGGCCAGCAAGTCGGGCCTGCTACCTGCCACTGAGCTGGATGCTGCCCGATCGCAACTGAGCAAAGACCAGTTTGACCAGGAGTATGAGTGCAGCTTTGAGGCCGCGATCCTTGGCGCCTTTTACGGTGTTGAGATGCGCGAGGCGACCGACACCGGCCGCATTACCCGGGTGGACTACCAGCCCGAGGTGCCTGTGCATACGGCATGGGATCTCGGTTACCGTGATGACACCGCAATCTGGTTTTACCAAGTTATCCGCGGCGAGATCCATGTCATCGATTACTACGCAGTCAGCGGCGCCAACATCAGTGAGCTGGCCGCGGTGATCACCGGCAAGCCCTACAAGTATGGCAAGCACTACCTGCCGCACGATGCCCGCGCCAAGACTCTGGCCGCTTCTGGCAAGAGCGTGATCGAGCAGATGGCCGAGCATCTCGGCATCAACAACATGGCGATCGTGCCGGATCTGGGCGTGCAGGACGGCATCCAGGCGGTGCGGATGATGCTGCCGTATACCTGGTTCGACGAGGACCGGTGCAGCGAGGGCATCGAGGCGCTGCGCCAGTATCAGCGCGAGTATGACGAGGACAAAAAAGCCTTTCGGCAGACACCGCGGCATGATTGGTGCTCGCACCCGGCAGACGCAATGCGAATGCTGGCCATTGCATGGCGAGCCGAGCCGACGGTCAAGCCGCCAGACCGGATTAAACCGTTGATGGTCGGACCTGAGAACACCGTCACATTGAACGATATGTGGTCAACAATGAAAACAACTAGGAGTGGCAGATTATGAGTGGCGTAAGCAATCCGTATCGGTATCAGTATGAGACAGTCGCAGCCAGCGTAACCGCGCAGGTATTGGGCGGCACAGGCGCAGTGGGTGATTACGTGCACCGGCTTCTAATCAACGTTATTACCGTTGCCAGCGCCGGCGTGACGCTGATTGATGGTTCTACGTCAATCGTGATTAGTACCGCTGCATCTGCTCAACTGGGGCCACTTGACCTAGAGCTGAATATGGCGGCCGTTACAGGACCGTGGAAAATCACCACTGGCGCCGGCGCGACTGTTGTTGCAGTCGGGATATTCAGCGCGTAATGACAGCCGCCTGGACGCGCAAAGAGGGCAAGAATCCTGAAGGCGGGCTGAATGCCAAAGGCCGAGCTTCCTACAAAGCCGAAACAGGCGGCACGCTCAAAGCCCCTGTGAAGGCCGGCGATAACCCGCGGCGTGCCAGCTTCCTTGCGAGGATGGGCAACATGCCGGGACCGATGGAGAAGAACGGCGAGCCGACACGGTTGGCATTGGCGCTGCGGGCTTGGGGCGCATCCAGCAAGGCCGAAGCCAAGAGCAAAGCCGCAGCAATATCGAGCAGGAATAAATAATGGCCGACACCGACCGCCTGGCAGCTGCGCTGAGATACATTGACGAGCAACGACCGGCAGATCCGCTTGCGCGATTAAAAGCAGATCCGATTGGTGCGCTGCGTTTGGCATTTGAAAGCAAAGTCGATCCGATCATCAACAATGCTAGGCGCACCTTTGCGACTGGCGGCGGTATTGGTGACATTCTGCGTGCCTATGGCGAAGCCGGCGCACCGGTCAACGCGGCCATGTTGAGGGGCATGGGAACTCCGTATCAAGAGCCAACACCAGTTAATGCGCCGCCGTCAATGGCGCCGAATACAAGCTACGGCACCCTGGGCGACGCATCAGCACAAATGGCCGGCAGTATGATCGGCGATCCGCTGAACGCAATACCGTTGGCAGGGCCGGCAGCGCGTGGCGCCGTTGCTGCAGGCAGAGCCGCGGCACCCGCAGGGCGATATGCCGGGGAAAAACTTGCACGCGGATTGGAAGCGCATTTAATTCGTTCAGGCGGTATTTTGCCGGCGGCGCCCAATTTAGAAAAAGTAAATTTATTGCCACAACTTGGAGATTTTCCAAGTACTACGGTTGGCAGAATTAAAAATACAACAAATGCCGCTGGTGGTTATTCTGTAAATTTAGGAACCGGAGAAACGCCAACATTTGGTTTGATGATGGGAAAATATTCAAACGAAG